CAACTTTGACGTCCTTTTGTTCAGGACCGATAGCCCAAACACGGGCCCATCTGTGTCTAATACCTTCACTTTTACCATCATCACTTGGTAAAATGATACCGCCAGCTGATACTCTGTTATCAAAATTCATGTCCGTAACAAGTACATTGTCACGTATGGGTATAATTTTGCCTACTACTTTCATTCGTTGCCCTCTGGATCCATATCCGAAACATCTTTGACTGTAATAATTTTTTCTAATACAGGTGCTTCTACTTTAGCAGGTGCAGGTTTAATTGAACGATCTGGAACAATAGGAGTTGATGTTTCTTTTTGAATATCTTCTCTGCGCTGAGTAATTTCACCTTTCGGTCCAATCTTATCACCACGTGCGTTAACTTTAGCATTGCCCACGGCAATAGTTAGTTCATTTTGGTTGATAAGTTTAAGCATATCAACTTCTCGACCTCTTGCACTACGATAAACTTGGCGTTGTTGTTCTTTCATATTAATCTCCTAGATTATACTAGTACTTATCTCAGGAATTCCTGCCAGTCTAAATTATATTTGACTGAATCTATTTGGTGTACGCCCAGTAAAAATAGCACAAAACTGGCTACACTACTACCACGCCCAACTCCCCAAACTATATCATTAGCATTACAAGTATCTACAAAATGCTTAGTCCATTGTAGTAATGGCATCATTCCACGTTCTTTATAAGCAGTCATTTCGGCAATAACGCGATTTTCTTGTTCATTTGTAGTGCAACGATCTAGGCACCATTTTTCTACATCAAACTCTTTATACTCTGGAGGTATAAACCAATCGCTTTGTAATGCAGAGTCAAAATCTTCAATAGAAATACTATCTAACTGATCGGTAAATTTTTGAAATGTAAAACCAGCAGTTTTTTCCAACTGTTCAATATCTTGGTCATATTCGACTATGACTTCCTTGAGGTTGGATACTTTTCCTTGATAAAGGATTTTAAATATATCTTTGGAATTAAAAATAGGATTACCGAATTGATCTAGGCGCATAGCCTATAGTTTAATTGACCTTAACTAGTTTGTCAAGGTTTTTATTTGCCATTATCTTAGCCAATGCTTCTTGCTGGCGTCTTGCTAGTTCTTCTTTAAGACTATTTAGAACTAGTATCATTTGTTGACGTATTTCTGGATTACCAGTCATGAAATATTTTTTAGTTAAATCGCCAATTTTAGCTTCAAGATCGGCATCTTTAACTTCTTTCAAATCTCCAATCAATGGATGCATTAGTATTCACCTACATTCTTAACAAATACATTAGTACCGCCGTCTACAGTCCATGCTTCAATAACTTCGTATTTTTGTGTGCTAGGAACAAGTAAGGTTCCGGTCGGAACACCTTGGCCTGATACTGTAGGGAAACCTGTGGCAAATTTCATTGTTCCACCATTAGCAGTTGAAAAGTTTACATAAAAATTACTTGGATTACTTGGATCTGTAATCAACATAAGTCTGACAACTGCATAGTTTCCGCTAGATGGCCAGTTGACAAAATTTAAAATAGTTGGGCTACCAGTAGTAGCTCCTTGAGTAATAGTGAACTTCTGCATAGGACCGTTATTAAGATCTACGTTAACTGACAATCCATTTACTGAACCTGCATTATAAAATATACCATTGAATTGTCCATAGGTAGCATTAAATATTGCACTGCCTAGTAAATTGTTAACAACAGGAGTATTTGCTGCCAAATCGGCAGTTAAAACAGCATTAGTTTGTAATGCGGTAATTTCATTGTAAGCTGTTTGTAAAGCTAGTTGTGTAGCGGCAAAGTTGTTTCTAAAACCAACACTGTCGTTATCTTGCCCAGCAACGGGAAAGTCTTTGTTTATTGTCGAGTAATTAATTGCGCTTGTCATACTGTTATCCTATCGTTTCTAAATACAAGGTATTTATCAGTGTTGTAACCGGTGACAGAATCTATTATATATCTGTCAACAGTATAGTCTAGGGCTTTAAAATCAAATCCGCTGAATTTTATGTTTAATAAAATAGTATCTGCGGCCCCTACTTGGCAGAAACATAACGGTATTGCTAAGGTATAATCTAATTGTGCTTTAGACCCAGCAGGTATACTACGCATCCAAAGCGGAAGATAATTACGTTCCGAGGCAGCTATTGTTACAGGGTTACCTTGCAAATCGTAACTATCCACGGTATTGGCGATCCTTTCTCTCCAATTTGAAATACTGTTTGGAAAGTAAGTATTAGTACTTGAATTGCCAACTTCGTAACCTGTGTTGTCCACTGTAATATTATAATCGGGACGAACTGAAAACGGAGCATCTAAATTTTTATCATCTGTAGTATTTGACCAAATAATGTTGCGATTGTCCGCAGTAATGATTTCTGGAGCATTAGATTTTGTAACAACTTTTAATGGCAAGTGTTTGCCGTTTGGCTCCATAGGATCAATCATTTGTACATATACTACTTCATAAACACTATTACCACTAGCAGGATCTATAGCTACTGCTTTCTTAACACTGCCAAATTGGAATCTTTTGCGTTTGTGATTAAGCCCAATTGCGGCTACATACGCGGCTGCCTCTTCTGTTTGTATACCTGCGTAGACTAACATGGTTAATTCTTGCTGAACACCGAAACTAGGATCATTAGATCTGTAAATGCTTTCTGGAGTAAAAATAGTAGTATTGTTAATGAAATTTTTCCATAAAGTTCTTTGTGCTATTGGTAAAAATGGTTTTGTTACAATGTTGCTGTAGGCTACTGTATTTGGAGTTATAACTGTAATTGTAAATTCTTTAGTACTAGAGCTGTAGCCAAACTGATCGCTAGCTTTTACTGTAAATGTGTATTGTCTATCAATGGTAGTTGTACCTTGATCAAATGTTTGATTATTATAACGTACACCGTGCGCATCGGTATCGTGGAAACTTATTAAACCTAGGGAACCATTGTAAAACTGATTAGGCATGCCAATCAATTCTCCATCAGGATTTAATATTAGCCCAGGCGGCAAAGTTCCGGCTGTTTGTTCATACACGACTATGGAATTTGGTACGGTACTAGTTGCACGTATATTTAATGTGCAAATATAATCTGCAGGTATAGTTCCTAAAGCAGTATCACTGATCCAGTTAATTTCGCTATTGACATCCCCAATGATGCTTATACTAAATGTTCTACTAGAATTTACGGTATCTTCTTTAGTGCCAATTCTAGTTGCAGTTACCGTAAATTTGTAACTGCGTGTAATAGCTGGCTGATAAGGCACTACACCATATACATCTCCAGTTTCTTGATCAAACTTTGTGCCTAGTGGAAGTTGGCTAAGGCTACCGATGTAAAAAGGCACAGCATTCGGTAATGTTAACAGTAGGCTAGTATGAATGGTCAATCTATAATTAGATGTTCCTGGGATATGTTGTACCTGACTAATTTGATAAGTTTCATCTGTAGCACCATCTAGGTAATATTCAAATGTAACGAATTGCCCAACTAATGGGGTTCCTACAGTGTTAGTAATAGTTACACTGGTACTACCAATAATATTATCAGTTTGTGAAATTTGATATGTGTTTGCATATACTTCTTGGTTAGTTGGCTCAAGGCGAAAATTGACATTATTGTTGTCGTACAAGGCCAATGGAATAGTAACATAGTTGTTAGCTCTAAATAGTCCTAGATTAGGTTCAGTAATCCAAACAGGTTGTCTTATGTAGGTTGCATCTGCGGTAAATGAATCAGCTAGACCATTTAATGTAGTAGAGTCTGCACGGAATTCGTCATTGCCAACTACAAATATTCTAAATATTCGTTGTGCAGTATTAATACCGTCAGTTATGGTAACTCGAAATTGATAATTGACATTTAAACTTATAACTTGTGCCGTGGGCACGTTATAATCAAAAAATACCAAGTCGTATTTGTAATCGTCAAATCCGTCACTTGAAACCACACCATAATCATATGATGCTCCGTCAAACAAGGCAGAGTCATATGCACCAGTTGTTCCTGGAGAAGTTAATGTATAATCAGGTTGTATGTAACCCTCTATTAGTCCACTATCACTAAGTGTAAGCCCTGGGGGTAAATTTCCATCATTGCTGGCAATAAAATATGAAAGCGGTTTGCCTGATGGGTTTAAATCAAATGCATCTAATTGATAACTAACAAATGTTCCATCTAAAACATAAAACTGATGATGTAAACCAATGTCTAAATCTCCAGGATTAGTAATAAAGGTAGGTATATTTGTTTCTGTAATAGATATATTAAATGTTCTATCACTGATATCTGTACCACGGCTGGCTCTAATGCAAAAATTATATCGAAGTTTATTTTTAATTACAAAAGGAGTACCGATCAGTTGATTACCATTAAGGAATACATTGTCAGGCAGTGCGCCTGAAATTACACGATAAGTAACACCTGTATCATTATGTACAGGCAAATCTATGGTTAAGCTCTGCTCTCCAGTAAAAGAACCAAAACTATAACCGCTTGGTTTTGTCCATACATCCAAAGACATATTAGAAACTTCCAAAATCTACTTGATTTGCCGATTCAGGATCGCCAAATCTCCAATCTTGAAAATCTAAATCGTAACCATGTAAATTATTTGGTGAATAACCAGCTGGAACTTCAAATGATCCAAAATCTACATTTATAGAACTAGAATGCAACAATAAAGATACAAGATTACCGAGGATTCTTAAATCGTATCCCCAAACATTAGTTCTTACATCACTAGGTCCATTTCCTCCAATAAAAAATCCATTAAGGTCTAAATTATGTCCTAGTGTTGGAGCTGGGTCGCTTTCTAAACGAGTATTAGCTCTAAGATTAACTGTGTGATCATCGTGGGTTAATGTAACAGAACTGTCAGTGCTTGTAAGTGTTTTAAATTCTAAATTAAGTGTATCGGAATTTTTATCAGCAAATATAGCAGTACCTGTACCTAAATTAGTACCGTTAACAACAGCACCTTCGCTAAACAAGATACTAAAGTTATTGTTTACTTTCTGAAAAGCCGTGCGTAAATCATCGCCTGTGCCATCGTTAGCATAGTTACCTAAGTTGATTTGTTGTATTTGTGGTGCTGTCATAATTTGCTCTCTTTAGTATATTTACCGTTATATGCCAAACCTATTTCTCAGTGCTTGAAAGTTTTGTGTTACTTC